CTATACTATCGTTTCTAGCGTTCTTTTCGTGCTGAGTGTACGCCTCTATACCAAGGGCACGAAGCGTTTTTGCAGCTGTAGCCTTACTTATCGGAAATGTTCTATTGACCCAAAAAGCAGTTTTACTTCTGAATGAAAGGACGTCTTTTGCAGGGTTGGTGAGCTGAAATGATTCTCCCTTTTTCAAGTTTGTATTGAGTATCTTTTGCATATTCTCGACCAAGGAGTTTCTACCAACGAACGACAAGGAATTATGATACTGCAAGAGCGTAACGTAATAGACTGTGTCTTTTCCCTGCACATCATACCCCAACTTCGAGAAGAGCATTGTCTTTATATTCTTGCTTTGCGCCTGCACACCCACGCACACGATTGCAAGCACGAATAGCATTATTATCTTTTTCATATTGCCTAATCGTTTAAATGATTAATATTTCTGTCGTAGAACTCATTCCAAGCCTTTTTCTTGATGAAGACGAAGAAGAGCAGCAGCCCTAGGGCGACCATCAGCAGCTGCAGCGGCTGGCGAAAAACACCGAACCCGAAAGAACGCTGGAAGTCGATGCAAAATGAAATCAGCACTCCGTAGGTAGCGAACGCTCGATGCACCCAGCAGAACCCATAGGCAAGACTGACGATGATCCAGGCGATGAACCCGAACAGCGAGCAGTCGAATATCCACTCCGTGAGTTTTACCCGAATGCCGAACGAGAGCAGAGTGCAGTGAACCAGCATTACAAGCGCACCAACTGGAGGAATGATGCCTATTATCAACCTGCTGGCTTTCCATAGCCAGCTTTTGCCGAGTGCGGCAAGAAGAACCTTCTCCTTCCGCTCTATGAAATCCTCATCTTTCATCGTTACTTAGAATTTTAGTTGATATTGTACCTGGAGCGAGAACTAAAGTTCACGCAACCATTTCTCGCCAGATTTCGTCTTAGACCAAATCACGAGACCTGTGCCGATAACCGCACCTATGAACATAAATAAAGTTGCTAGTTCCATAATCTAAACATTTGAATTATTATACTTCATTACATTATTAGCGAAATAAGCGAAGGCGAATGACGCTATGACACCGAAGGCAATAAAAAGGATATTATACAATCCTATCTCATCGCCAGTAATCAATGGTGAAAACCCACCAATGCCCGTTCCGCTTATAAACAGATTGGAGACACCGTACAGATACGTAGCAAGCAGCGTCCTGCGGTCGTGCTCTTTAATTAACTTACTAACCATATTTTTTCATTTTGCAAAGTTACTAAATTATTTTTGTCCGACAATGGCAAGCAGGGTTTCAACTTGCTTTCGAAGAAAGGAATTTTCATTTTCGAGTCTTTCAACTTTTGCCATCAAAACCGATTCTAGTGTAGTTGAAGGCATTTGTTCTTCTGAAGACTCCGGTTGCTCTAAAGGAAAGTTTGAGTCAAGCCCTATCTCCTCTTTGTACTTTTGAATTACATCTTCAACCTTTTGGGCAAAGTCTAATTTAACAGACTTCCTGTTTAGCTTTGCGCCCAAATTCTGAGGACTTGTTCCTAAGCTGGCAGCAACGTAACTCAAAGAAATTCCATACATTTTTAAACGTCGTTTAAGACCCTCGCCAGTCACGCAATAATTCAGCTTGTTTTCAAGCATCGCATGTTGTACTTCTGTTGATAAGGAAGGGGCGTACTTTGAAACAATATTCCGCACCTTTTCCACGAAATCATTATCGACTCTTTCCCTTGTCATTTTGTATCGAATATTTTGTGGGCTGGTATCCAATTCCCTTGCTATATCGCTCATTGTAAGCCCAGAGTATTCAACATACCTTCTTAGCTCTAAACCAGTCATACGCTACCACTTATTTTTGTCGATAATTGCGCACGAAGGAACTTGATTTCCTCGTCCTTATCCGCAACCATCTTTTTAAGTAGTTCCAACTCTCTAACCAAGGCAGCATCACTACTTATTGACTGGGAGACGTTGGAACCAGTAATACCTGCACCGACATCGGCAGTACTGGCGACCGTAGGGGAGAACATTGGTTCAATACCATTTTCAAGCCAGTCAACCGAGACGTGCAGTGCATTGGCGATTTTGTAAATTACACGGTCGGTAAGCGAAGCCTTTCCTGCAAGAGACCTCGAAAGGTTTGCAGAATTAACCCCACATTTATCAGCCAACTTATTAATGGATAATCCATTTTTCTTTCTAATTTCTGTAATTCTCTTTATTACTTCTTCATTTGTACACATATCAAACCAGTTTAAAATAATGTAAAATAGTTTATAATAGTATTAATACTAGTTAAAATAGTGCAGTTTTTATTTATTTTACTTGCATATTAAACCAAATTAAACTATCTTTGCAACCGAATTACATAATGAGTTTAAAAACTCTTTTGCAAAGATAAGGAAAATAATTTAAAATACAAATAAAATGGGAGAAAATTTTAATTATGATTTTCGGACACCGTTGCAGAAGCAGCAGGACGAAAGAAAGAAGAACATCATAGCGATGTTTGCAGATTTCCGAGCAAAAGCACCTGCCGAGACATCAGACAGCAGAATAATGCTCGCAGTATCACAGCGTGTTGGTTGCACCCAGCAAAACGTGCGTGTTATCCTCATTAAGGCTGGATTGATAACACCAAAGAAGAGACGTGCAGCCGTACGCAAATAATCAAGTAGAACCAATTTAAACATTCAGAGCGTATGAAGAAGTTTATCGAGATTATCACAAGTGACGAAGTAATAAGCCTGGCAGTTGCCATCGTATTAGTAACTTTAATCTTTTGGAGGGCATAATATGACGAACGTAGAACCAAAGGTAGCGGATGCAGGCAGATACACCATGACAGAGACCTGCAAGGTGCTTGGCATCCATCGCAACACCCTGCGCAGATGGTTGCAGGCTGGTAAGATTAAGGTCAAGTTCCGCAGAATCGACAACCGCAAGGTTTTCGAGGGCAGCGAGATTAAAAAAGTCTGGAGGATTGCCCTATGAGCAAGTTATCAATCAATATGCGCAGGATGATCGTGAAGTACACAGACATCTGCTGGCTTATCACTAACTGGAAGGCGAACCGCAAGACCCGAAAGTGTTGCAAACTAAACAACAAGTGCTATTTGGAGGCAGAGCGAAGAATCCAGTACAGAGAGTTTGAAGGCAACCTTTGCGTGGCACTGGATAACATACCGCTCATACCAGTGGACGGAATTGGCGACAACGAGGTATTGAAGTCGTGCCGTGAGACCTTCCAAAGTTACATATTCAATAAGAGAGGAGGAAACGAATGAAGAAGATAATAGAGGATTGCAGGAAGAAAATGTACGATGCCATCTGGCTGGAGCTAGACCGTGAACCACAGCGACCAGCGGTTGCAAGGGTAGACATCAAGACCACGGCAGGCGACATTTCAGTCTGGTGCGACAGAACCGGAAACACAGCGGTCGTTTCGCACAAGAATAACAACAACGACAGCGAGCGGCTGGAGGAAGCTATCGAGTGTTGCGTCAACTATCAAGACGTGATGGACGACTGGCTGGAAGAGAACAGCCAATACGCAGACCAATACGCAGACCACGACCCGATGGACGCCTTCGAGGAAAGCAGGCTCGACAGCCTTATGGCTCAACTGGTTTGACACAGATGTTAAACAATTATTATATGGCTTTCTGCAGCGGCAGGGCAAAGGGCGCACGCAAAACTCATTTTTCAAAGGTTATCTAAAATTAGTTGTTTTTACCATGTAATATGCGGAAACGACAGCGTGCGCCCTGCAACGGAAGGGCATCCCTCGGCAGCTGGCAAGGGGGGGTAAGTTTTGGCAGTCAACTGGGGTTCGAATCCCCAGCCTTCCACTAGAGTTAATTAAAAGATTATGTTGAACAATAAAAAGAACGAATTATGGAAAATGAAATTATTCAAGTGAGCGGTGGCGAAATGCTGGAAGCTATCAACCGCTCGGAGATTGACGGACAGATTGCAACAGCGCACAAGTTCCCGAGAGACATCATGCAATGCAAGAAGAACATGATAGCACTGGCAGCGATGGACGATGATGTGGCATACAACTGCTTCTACCACCTTGAGCGCACTAGCAAGGACGGAAAAACTACTGTTATCGAGGGTCCTAGTGTTAGGTTCACGGAAATCATTTCTGCCTGCTGGCAGAACCTGCGCATCGCTGGTCGCATCATCGCAAACGATGGCAAGACCATCACGGCACAAGGCGTATGCCATGACCTAGAGAGCAACGTTGCATACTCTATCGAAGTGAAGCGCAGCATTCTGACATCGAAAGGTTACACATTCTCGCAGGATATGCAGGTTGTGGTTGGCAATGCAGCCGTGGCGATCGCCCAGCGTAACGCAATCTGCAAGGTCGTGCCGCAAGTATTGATTGCAAGCGTGGTGAAGGAAGTGCAGGCGAAGGCACTGGAGCACATCAAGCAGACTGGCGTACAGAGCCAGTGGAAGAGCTGCGTAGCCTGCTTCCAAGTTTACCAGGTAACAGACCTTATGCTGCTTGACTACATCGGGAAGAAGTCAGCCGAGGAAGTCACGGCAGAGGACATTCAGAAGCTTGGTGGTGTGTACAACGCCATCAAAGAAGGTACGACCACAGTAGAGGAGACCTTCAAGAAGCCAAAGCAGCAGGATGCCATCGCACAGCAGGCGCAGGCAGCAGCCGATGATGCCAAGAACAAGGCGCAGAAGGCAATGAACCGCAGCCAAGGCAAGACTGGCACAGCAGCGAAAAAGTAGTTTAGTTTATAAAGTTATAACGTTTGCCCGAACCGCCACGGCACAACCTATGGGGTGGGCTCCCATCATAACCTACCAAGGGAAGCCGTGGCAACTTTTAAACATTCAGTAAAAATTATGGCAGAAAAAGAAAACAAACAGAAACACAAGAGCACCATCGACAAGTACTTTAGCAGAACCGCAGATGGTTTCAAGGCATGGGCAGAAGAAGCCGAAGTAGAAAGAAACTATCTGCAGGTTGCAGCAGAGACGACTGGAGACACAGACGAAAACGGAAACCAAGGATTCGATTTCCATATTGCCTACCACGGCTCGACCAATTTCCTCGCAAGCGGAATTGCACAGACAATGGAAAAGGACGGATTCCTTCGCCATCTTATTATCGAAGCAGCAAGAAAATTCTTAATGAAAACATTCAGACAATGAAACAGATAATCAAATATAAAAGCAGAGAGGAGTGGTTGCAGAACCGCTCAAAGGGAATAGGTGCATCAGAGGCAGGCACAGTACTGGGACTGAATCCGTGGGAGACACCATATCAGCTGTGGAGACGCAAGAAGGGTATCGACCCACCAAAAGTTGAGAACTTTGCGATGGTTGCAGGACATCTGCTGGAGGATGCCGTGGCGCAGTTCTTCAAGCGAGAGAGCCACTGCCACATCATCAAGGCAAGCACGGACGACTACACCATCACGAACACCGATACTCCGTATCTGAGAGTAAGTCCAGACCGCACCTTCTGGAGAACCGGGGCAACGCACAACGAAGCGAGCAAGAGCATCCTAGAGTGCAAGACAACGCAGATGCAGATAGATGCAGACGACCTTCCGAAGCATTGGTTCTGCCAGCTTCAAATGAACCTAGGAGTGGGCGAATACAAGGATGGAGCACTTGCCTGGCTGACAGCAGGCAGGGAGTTCGGCTACCGTGACATCGACTTCGACCCCGAATTCTTCGGATGGATGAGAGACGAGATAACCAAGTTCTGGCTTGACTACATCGTGGGCAACCAAGAGCCGCCAGCCTACAGCGCACAAGACGTTCTCCTAAAGTCTCCTCTACATGTAGCTGGCAAGGAAGTGACTGCAACGAAGGAGATACTCGAACAGATTGCTAGGCTCAAGGAACTCAAGGTTCAGAACAAGAAACTGGAGACCGAGCAGGATGAGATTGAGGACAACTTGAAGCTGTTCTTCGGGGACGCAGAGAGCATCGTGGACGGAAACGGAAAGATGCTGGCAACGTGGAAAGCACCGAAGGCAAGCGAGAAGTTCGATGCCAAGGCTTTTCAGGCAGACCATCCTAAAGCGTGCGCCAAGTACATCAAGCAGGTGCAAGGCGCAAGAAGATTGCTAATTAAGTAAAGGCAGGGCTTATGGCTGTTCCTATATCAAAAACCGACCTAAGGAATATAATTTCCCAACTGGAGAATTATATTTCCCTAGGTGGGGAAGTGACAGCACCGACCGACACAAGCCAGCGGAACAAAATCCGTATGGCTACCGTGCTCAAACGGAAGCTGGAAAAGAAACTATCATTATCAGAATAAAACATCATGAACGATTCATTCATCTTATACACATCATACTACGCTCTTATCGAGGGGCTGACCGATGAACAACTCGGGCAACTTACGAGAGCGATATTTCTCTACGCAAGGGATGGGAAGACTATAAATCTCGAACCAGTCGTGCGTATGGCTTTTGCTTTTATCAAAGACAATATCGAGCGCAATCAAGACAAGTATCAAGCCAAGTGTGAGAAAAACAGACAGATTGCACTTGAAAGAGAAAGAAAAAAGCGAGAGGCAAGAGAAAAAGCAGGGAACACGAACGTACACGAACGTGCACGAACGTGCGAAAATAACACGAACGTACACGAACGTTCACCTTATGATAATGATAATGATAATGAGTATGATAATGATGTTTCTAAAGAAACAAATATATTAGAACCTTCTAAAGAAGGTATTCAGAGTGCATCGGTCAAGACCGAAGCACCCGGTGGCGGCAAGGTTTCAAAATCTCAAAATATAGACTATGCTGCAGTCAAGGAATACTGGAACCGCAAGCATGATGAGACGAAGAGTGCGATGCCGCCTATTACGCTCATGACCGAGAACCGCAAGGTGATGGTCAAGGCAAGGGTTCGTCAATGCAAGGGAGACGTGAAAACTCTGTACCTGGTAATTGACATTGCGATGGCATCTGACTTCATGAACGGCAACAACAAGCACGGCTGGCTCGGAAAGTTTGATTGGATATTCGGTAATGAGCAGAATTTCGCAAAGGTGCTGGAAGGCAACTTCAACAACAGTGAGCCAGCCGCAAGCCAGCAGCCGCAATCGGCAGCAGCCAAGGCGCAGGATCCTGCGGCAACGGCAAGACCGAGCATCGGGGAACTCTACGAGCAAGCCAAGCACCAGCAGCCAGCGAGCCAGCAGAATCAAGACAACAAGTTCCGGTGGGTAATCCAGCAGAACCTCGAAGACTTGAAGAAGAACCCAAACAACAAGCCTGCAAAGGATTCGCTGACAAGATACTACGAACGTGGAGTTCTGCAGCGGCTGGGCATCGACTGGAAGCCCGAAAAATAACGGATGAGGGCAAAAATAGCCGCTCTGGGACGTTTTCACGCTTCGGGCGGTAAATTATAAGCAAACAGATTTTAAACACTTAAAACAAAAGAATTATGGCAAAAGAAGTATGTATTGTAAACAACGAATGCTTCAAGACAGAATACCCGGTAGGGTCGATAATTAGCATTGAAGGTGTAAATTGCAAGGTGGTTGAGGATATAGGTCTATCTGGATATAACTGCAACGAGTGCATCTTGAACTGTAAGAGAGAAGGCATTACGTGCAGGAATCTTGCTTGTCTGAACACCGAAAGGGAAGACCGCAAGGACGTACACTTCATAAAGATTAAAGACCATGAATGAGTTATTTTTCCACGAATGCAGAGCCGCAGGGCTCGTATTCAAGACTTCGAACGATTGGTTCAAGTGGCTGACCGATAATAGCTACGACATCAAGAAGCCGGTTGCAGAGCACGAAGGCTTCAAGTACAATATTTACGATGTTTGCACCAATCCGCACGTAATCGGGTATGATGTAGATGGTGTAGACAACTGGGGATGGAAGGTAATGACCGCCAATACACAGTTCGGCTGGATATGGGGCTACAGCATTCAGAAAGGGAAGCATTGGTACGACAGCCCGGTAGCCTACCCGAGCAGATACGACACTCTCAGCATCTTCTACGGTAATGAGAAGGAAGCGGAGCACGATGCCCTGACCTGCATCATCAGAGACCTCGAGAAGAATGCTGGAACCAAGAACACCAACCTCCTTCTCTGGGCAGCTAAGAAGAAGCGAGCAGACATCATTCATCCACAGCAGGAACTTTTTAAATAGCGAAAAATATGAAAAAGATAGAAATCATAACGGACGAACACCGACATCACGTATACATCGGCAACACCGATTTCTGGCTCAATACCAAGGAACTGCTGGAACTTTATTTTAAACTCGGAGACGTTAAGTTATAAACAATAAAAAACATTCAGACAATGGAACAGAAAGATATTGATATTTACGAGATACTCAAAAATGAAGAGTACGGTACAGAGTTATACACACCAAAATGTGGAAGGGTATGGCACAGTGGAATGGCAAACGACAAGGACAGTGCGAAAGCAATCTGGACTGAGGACGAAGCCGAAAGAGAACACTTTTTCGACAAGAACGGAAAAATCTATAAAGAAGGAGAAGTTCTTCTCTTCCCTTCGAAAGAAATGAGAGACTGGAGCAAGTTCTTCAAGAAGGGAGACGTGCTGGTTAGCAATGATAGCGACAGCCATATAATCTTTAATGGTTTTTCAAAAAATGATTATACTACATTTGAAGGTAAACACAGGATTAGTGTAAGTAAAAAGAGACATGTATCTTGTTTGAAAATGCAGAATGTACAAGACTATCATATTGAAGATAACAAAGATTCTTCTCAGACCTACATCAACGCTATTGAGAAATTTTGTGGTGGAAAGTTGAACCGGGAAACACTGGAGATTGAGAAGCCAGCGAAACCTACGTTTGAAGTCGGCAAACTCTACGTTTTCAGCGAGGAAGACGAGGACGGAGAGCTGGCAATCATAGGCGAACTTATCGCCAAGAACGAAAGCGAGGACACGCTGACATTTGGCAACCAGTATGAGATTGAGACCGAGAAGTTCGTGACCGACCAAGTCTTCGACCTGCGTATCAGCGTTAACAAGGAACTTCGAGAAGCGACAGAGAACGAAGTCGAACTGTTCAACAAACATTACGACATCTGGAAGAAAGAGAAGAAAGCGAGGAAGCAGCCAGCCTTCAAGACCTTTGACAAAGTGCTGGTAAGGGATGAAGAAGAATGCGAGTGGATTCCAGCGTTATTTGTTCGTGACCGTGGAGAGGGAGCGAATTTTAGATATGAAGCCTTGTCTATCCACAGCGGAAAGACATCGGGATTCTCCTGCTGCATCCCATTTGAGGGGCACGAGAACATCGCCTTCACTACCTACGACATCGAGAACCTTCCTTTCTAGTGGACGTATGGCGAGTGAATTATGCAAGGCTTGCGATGCCGGGCGAAACTGCTTAAATGGCATCTATTGCCCGGAGCGCAAGCAATATGTAGAACATCAGGTAATACTTGAATGCAATGAGCGATTTCGCAACAAGGGAGAAGAACAGAATTTACTACCAGGAACACCGGGAACAGATCCTCAGAGCCACGAAGGAATGGCGAAAAAGAAACCGTGAGAAATACCGGGCGTATCAGAAAGAGTACTGGAGTAAGCACTACCGGAACTACGGTACGAAGAACCGGGTAGCCGACAGAGCGATGCGTGAGAGGAAGAAGCCGGACGTAGAGAAGGCTCTTTCCATGTTCAAGAATCCGCAGCAGGCAGCGCATCTGGCATGGCTGCTAGAAAACAAAAAGAATAATCGGTCGTGAGTTCAATAATAGAGTTTTTAACCAGCGAGGACAGAAGGGGATGGCTCCCTATCAGAACAAATAAACTTATAACATCTTGAAATTACGATATGAGAGCCGGAAACGCATCTCCCGAAGTCTGACAACAAACAAAGAAAGCGAGGTGGTACATGAAGAAGTAAGAAAAAGAAATCGTTAGAAATTATGCTTTTATTCATTCGGCTGGCGGTGGAAGAAGGAAGAACCCTGCAACATATTAATTTATTGTTATTCTTATTTTGCCCGCAGATAACTTCCGGAATCCCTGCCAGCTTTCTCTATCGCAACCAAAAAGAAGGGAAAGAAAGGGGTAGGGGAAAGATAGGGATAATAACGCATGTGTGTACGTATGTGCGCACGTAAAGGGTGTTGGATAATAAACTACACCAGCAAAACAAAATAAACGCTTATGCGTGAAATTTAAACAAAATAATTACTTTAAAGAAAAAATGGAAAAAGGAACAGTTATAATTGGAATCGACCCCGACAACCTGGAAAGCGGAGTTGGAGCAGTCTTTGACGACAAGAAGTTTCTCGCCTACAAGATGAATTTTCCTTCATTGATAGATTACCTCAAGGCTATGAACGAGAGTTGCAAAAAGATTAAGGTCGTTATTGAAGGCGGCTGGCTCAATAAGAGCAACTGGCATGTGCTTAATCGTTTCATGACAGCAGTCAAGGCAGCAGCAATCGGACGCTCTACCGGAATGAACCATCAGACCGGAATCTTGATTGTCGAGTGCTGCAAACACTACAATATCCCCTGCGAAATCGTCAAGCCACTAAAGAAGTGCTGGAAAGGCAAGGACGGAAAAATCACGCAAGACGAACTTGCTTATTTTGTAAGCGCAGGACAAAAGATGCCGAGAATGAACCAAGACCAGAGAGACGCACTTCTCCTCGCATGGGTCTGCGCAGGATACAAGGTCAGAGTGAAGCCGAAGAAACCGCAGACAACCCTGCAGAAGACCATCAGAGCCTTTGATGGATAATACAAAAACGAAGTGTTGGAAAAAGTTAAAAGTGTGCAAAGAGCGAACAACTAAAGCAAAAAAGTAGTATCTTTGCGCCAGTGTTTATCAGGTAAGCACGAATTTCGAACTTAAAACAAGAAGAAAATGAAAACAGAAGAAATCGCACTATCAAGGGTCAGCGAGAACGACGCGAACCCTAGAACCATAACTGAGGCGAATTTCCAAAAGCTGGTCAAGAGCATTCTTGTATTTCCTAAGATGCTCCAGCTTCGCCCTATAGTCGTAGACGAAACCTACAAGGCACTGGGGGGCAATATGAGAACGAGGGCACTCTGCCACATCGTGAGCATGACACCGGAAGCTATCAAGGACGTTCTCGACACAGACCAGCGGCTGACCGATTCAGAGAAGCGGTTAACCGCCTACTACTGGAGCCTGTGGAAGGAGCAGCCAACCGCAACTATCGTTATGGCATCAGACCTCACGGAAGCACAGAAGAAAGAATTCATCATCAAGGATAATGCAGGCTTCGGAGACTGGGACACCGATGCACTGGCGAACCAGTGGAATACCGACCTCTTGAAGGACTGGGGTATTCAAGACTGGCAGCTGCAAGGGTGGATGAGTCCTGATTCCTTAAAAAATGGAGAGCAGGCAGACGAGGATCAGAAGGAGGCAAAGGACGATGAGTTCGATGAGGATACAGAGAAAATCCCACAGCGGTGCAAGGAATGCGAACTGTGGCAACTCGGAAAACATCGCCTTATGTGTGGTGACTCCACGGATGCAGAGCAGGTCAAGTTCCTTATGGGGGGGCAAGTGGTTAATCTGTATCTTACAGACCCTCCATACAATGTTGGATATGGCTACGAAGGTTCTGGTATGATGAGCAAGAGAAAGCATAGAACGGATGGGCTGACGGTCAAGAACGACAAAATGGATAATGACAAGTTCCGAGATTTCCTATCGGCTGCATTTTTGGCAGCAGAAGAAACCATGGAGAAGGGTGCTGCTTTCTATATTTTCCACAGTGACAATTATTCGATGTGGTTCAGAGAGGCTTTGATGAGCACGAAAGATTTGGAGCTACGTGAGACATTGATATGGAACAAGGATTCGCTTTGTCTCGGGCGGCAGGACTACCAGTGGAAGCATGAGCCGTGTCTTTATGGATGGAAAAATGGAGGTGCGCACAATTGGTTCAACGACAGAGCGCAGACAACGGTTATTGATATGGCTCGACCTAAGGTATCAAGGGAACACCCTACGATGAAGCCAGTGCCGCTTTTTGCTTATTTGATGGGCAATAGCACAAAGGAAGGTTGGAATGTATATGACGGGTTCGGTGGTAGTGGCACAACGCTTATCGCAGCCGAGCAGTTAAACCGAAATGCGTTCTTGATGGAGCTCGACCCACATTATTGCGATGTTATCATTGCACGATGGGAAAAGCTGACTGGCGAGAAAGCAGTCAAGATAGACGAATTTAAGAAGCAGGTCGAATAGTTGCGATGTGTCGGCTTTTCTCTTCAAGGTTGATAAACTACACCAGTTTGCAGAAAGAGCGGCACACACGCAAAATTCGCACAAAATAACTCCAAGGGAGCGGAAACGAAAAAGGCAGGAGATTAACCCCTGCCCATCGCTTTGAGAATACACTGGTTGATGAAGTCGCTGCGGTCTTTCTTATCGACCCCTGCCAAGATGTTAGCCACGTCCTCGGTAGCACCGAAATAGAATGTTGCAGCGTATTTCTTCGTTCGCCCTGCACCCTTGCGAGCACCTCCCCAAGATTTGGAGGTAGTTTCATTCGTAGTACTCATAATGTTAAAAATTTGGTGATATGAAAATTAATTCGTAAATTTGCAAACGAAATCCCAAAGTGGGGTGGTGGTTCGAGCACCACCCCTTGGAATAATCAAAACCCTCAGAGCTCAATCGTGAAGGTTATTTTGATTTTCCAAATCCTAATCGAAATGTAAGTTCTCATAAGGCTTTGGGATTTCATTTTACTTTTCCCTCATCCTCGGAGGGTTTCAGTAAATAAGGACTCTTCCCTTATTACGTTTGCAAAGATACGAAATTTATTTGAAATATGCAAGTTTTTCAAGTAGAATTTTTATAAAAAATCAAATAAATTTCAAGGAATCAAAATATGCCACAAGGTAACAACAACAAACATCGAGCGCAGAAAATCGACATCGAAAACCGCCTGCAGATTATCGCACCTCTATACCGCAGAGGGTGGACGGAGCGAGAAATCACGGCAGAGGTGAGGAAACGGCTCGACAGACCAAAATACAATCAAGCGCACTGCGACATCCAGCGGTTACTGAAGGAGTGGAGGGAAGAGCGGCTGACCGACACAGACGAGAAAATAACCAGCGAGGTGGCAAGGTTGAAGCTGGTAATACGTGAAGCGTGGGAAGCCTGGGAGAAGTCCAAGGAAGACTACCACTTGCAGAAATCAACCCAGCATGGACTGCCACTCCTAGATGAGCGAGGAAAGCAGATTTCTATCGAGACCGTCAAGGCGATAATGTACGATGCTGAGAAGCGAGGATTCGGAGAACCACGCTACCTCGACATCATCATCAAGGCAGAGACGCAGATTTGCAAGCTGCTCGGTCTAGACAAGGTCGTGCTCGACCTGAACGCAGGATTCCAAGGCGGCATCGAGGTACGCTACATCAACTCGGGACACCAGTGCGCATCCAGCGAGCAGGAAGTAATCGAGCGTGAGGGATTGGATAAAGAATAATTTTACCATAATTTTGTTTTAAGTTTTATTGTTTGTAAGAATGGCACTATTTGACGTTATTGGTGAACTGTATGACCCGAATGCGGACGTGAAGCCAAGGTTTCTAGTAAACCAAGGAGGCACGTCCTCGGGGAAGACATACACCATCATGCAGCGTCTTATAGTGCTTTCTTTTGAACACCCCATGGCAATTATCACGGTGTGCGGTCAAGACCTCCCGAACTTGAAAGTGGGAGCCATGCGAGACCTCGACACCATCCTGCACACAAGGGCAGAGTTGCTGGACTGGTTCAAGAACAACAAGAGCGACAGCAGCTACAGAGGAAAGAACGGCTCAATCATCGAGTTCAAGAGTTACCAGGATGCGCAGGATGCTAAGAACGGTAAGCGAGACTATCTGTTTGTTAACGAGGCGAACGGTGTGCCCTACGAAGTGTTTTGGCAGCTAGCAATCCGAACCCGAAAGCAGGTGTTCATCGACTACAACCCAAGCGCAAGGTTCTGGGTACACAACAACATCATCGGAAGGGATGATTGCAGATTGATTCTGAGCGACCACCGAAACAACCGATTCCTGACGGAGCAGGAGCACAAGAAGATTGAAGAGATTGACGACCCCGAACTGTGGCGAGTTTATGCAAGAGGACTGACTGGAAAGATAACCGGGCTTATCTTCACCAACTGGGGCATCGTTGACAAGCTGCCACCAAGGGAGGAGTGGAAGATGGAGTGCAGGGGTATGGACTTCGGATTCACCAACGACCCAACTGCGCTGGAGCACGTTATTCTCGCACACGGAGAGTTATGGGTGGACGAAGAAATCTACCAGCCTGGAATGACGAACGATGACATCGCAGACCGATGCAAGGAACAAGGACGGACGAAACGAGACCTTATCATTGCGGATTCGGCAGAGCCTAAGAGCATTCAGGAGATACACAACCGAGGGCTGTGGATAATCGGCAGCACCAAGGGAGCGGACAGCATCAACAACGGCATCGACATCTTGAAGCGTTTCCGCATCAACATAACCAGACGCAGCCACGGCATCATCGGGAACATGCAGCAATACAAGTGGAAGAAGTCAAGGGATGGAGAGACAATGAACCAGCCTATAGACGCATTTAACCACGGCATAGACGCAATACGATACGTAGCCTTAAAGAAGTTATCCATAGCAAGCCATGGAACGGCTAGGGCGCACGTATTAAGGCAAAGATAACGACAAAAAATATAAAGCGTATGGATAATAACACTACATTCAAGTACTGGCTGGCAGTGGCAAGGCACACCAGCTATAAAATCGGCAAGCAGCCACGACCAGCGTTTGTCGGAGGAAAACAAGTGCCCGACAATCTCAACCAGCTATCAATCGGGCAGCTGATTGACCTTTCCCAGCTATCAGACAGCGAGGAAAGTCTGTATCAGATAGTGACAACCGTCCTCGGTCTGAGCCACAAGGAAGTGGAGCAGGCTAGGGCGGTTGATGTCGTTATGCTCATCGGCTGGGTAACATCAGAGGTGGAGCGCATCAATAAACTATTCGAGAGCACAGACACAGCGAAGCCAACACGACTGGAGAAGGAGGCAGGCATCGATACCCTGCGGTTCGGACTGTTCGGCATGCTGGACTGGTATGCGGTAAGGATGGGCATCAGCGACCACGACCAGGTTCTGAAAACACCATGGCTTCGCATCTACAAGTGCATGGATATGGACAACAAGAGAAGCGTGTACGAGCGGAACCTGCAGAAGTTGCAGGCAGAGGAAATGAAACGTAAATCTAGATAATTATGGCAACAATCAGAGAAACATTGAAGCAGCTGGCAGCAGACACGCTACCAGACTACACCTACCTATTCGAGGACTGGGACACAGCGGACACCAAGCTGGAGAAACTGAACTATCCGGCAATCGTCTGCATCATCCCAGCCAGCGGCACGACAGAGATACGCAACGGCAGAGTATACGACACCGTAAACGTTGCCCTGGCTTATCTCGACACCGTACCGAGGGCAGCGGAAGGAGAAGACAACGGAGAGTGCATCGACCGAATGAAGGTGGCAGGGGCAAGGATGATACGAGCCATCAACCAGTCGCACCAGTTCGAACCGCTGGAAGGGCAGCAGTACTACGAGACCATCATCGAGCGGCTGAGCACGATCGTGTCGGGCGTGATGTACTCCCTGCAACTGACACAGAGCATAGGAGGGTGTGAAGTATGAGCAAGGGAGGCATTCAATTCGACCCCAAGGCGGCATCGCTCATTATGCGTGAGGAAGTGGAGAGAGCACGGCAGCTTATCATCAACCACATACGTATCAACGGACAGGACGCATCAGGGCGAACGATAGCGAGCCTTAAAGTGGAACAGCCCAGCGAGGAAGAAACCATCCTATGGGGACACAAGCCATTCGGAGTGCTTGAGACCGGACGAAGGGCAGGAAAGATACCATACGGCTTCCGTGGCATCATCCGGCAGTGGATGAAGGACAAGGGACTGCATGGCAGACCTATACCCTACAAGACCCAGCGGCAGCACAAGTATACACCACAAGAGCGTGGCGACATGAGCATGGCAGGAGCCATCGCCCACACCATCGCCAATAAGGGTTCTAAACTGCACCGGACGGGCGGCAGGGCTGACGTATACAGCAACGTTGTGCCCGACACAATGAAACGGCTGGGGCAGCGACTTATTTTCTTAATCCACCAGTCGGTGGGAAGTATCAAACTAAACAATGAGACGGTATGAGACAGACAACGAAAAACAATATCACGATTCAATACCCGGACGCTGTAGGCTTCGCATTCTTGCCTTGCATCATCAAGGCGAGCGGCTCGGGTGTTGCGAGCATCGAGGCAACCATCAGCAGGGAGAACAAGACGTACACGTACAGCGTGGAAGCGTTTGCGGATAATTGCATCATGGACTACCGGGAATATGTGCAGGCACTCTTCGATGGCATCAGCTTCGGAAACATTGACTACAGCAGGGAGAGCCAGAAGAGCAACCTCGGGGCAGTGTTCGATGTTTCCGTGAAGGCTAAGAACAGCGAGGGGAGCGACCTTGCAACATTCAGCTACACGACCTTCTACGTTTGGGGAGCGATGAGGGCAGGCGAGACTTGGAACGGACACAAGAAGCTGACATGGTTCACGCATTTCCCATTCTCCTTTGGTTTTTATCTTAATACGGATTCCCAGATACTTGTCGGCTACGAGGGAGCACCAAACAAGTTAGTTAAGCCCGGCATCGCTGGCATCGTGGACATTAACACCAGCGTTCTGCCAAACAAGGCGAGGTACTGGAACATCTACGACTACGATGGCAAGATAGAGCTGGGAACGTTCACGGACGTTTTCGACCTTACCTTTGCGATGGCGAGCGGTGGCAAGCAGTCTCTCCTTGCAAGGATAGAAAGGAACGACACGGAGAAGGGTATCTACCTGCGTTGGGTTGATCGCCACGGCTTCTATCGCTACTGGCTATTCACGCAAGGCGATGAGAGCAGGGCGATAAGTAGCGACACCAGCTTTGTACGTAACAACCTCGGAGAGTATGACGATACGATATTCGGCTACCTCGGAGCAAACGGCAGAAGGCAGGGCTACAGCAGAGAGGACACCATACCTCTTTGCGCACCATTGGTAGACAGCGAGACGTTCGATTTCCTGCAAGACCTAGCCAGCAGCCCGGTCGTGGATATGTACCTCGGTGGCGACAAGTGGCAGAGTGTGACAATCAAGGCAGGAACCTACACCAAGACAACAGCAGAGTTGCAGGATTTCGTCTGCAACCTAGTTATTAACAATACACAGATTCAGCAGCTATGACAGACCAGCAACTATACATAGACGGTGTTCTTATGGATATGAGCGAGGATTCGGCAATCACGCTCGACATCAAGAGCAATCTTTTCCGTGACATCACGAAAATGACCGCCAACACGACATACACCATCAACCTGCCCAAGACAGCGCACAATATGGCGGTGCTGGAGTTTGCAGGGAAACCGAGCACCAGCAGCAAATACCCCTATATTTTCCACACAGCACGTTATTTCCGTAACGGACTGGAGATTATCCGTAACGGAAGGGCAAGCGTTCTGAGCGTAAAGGAAACCATCGAAATTTCGATTTATTGGGGATTGTTCCAAGCATTGGCAACGCTGCAATCGTCCGACCTAAAGCTGAACGAGTTGAATTGCACGAAGTATCTGCGTTTTACCAAAAACAACAGCTACGACACCTACGAGAAGGCAATAGCGGATGGAGTATTCTATGGAAGATACGAAACGGCAGTTGCTAAGACATCAAGCGATGAATGGTATGGATACGACCGCAGCGTGGGAAGGAACAGCGACACGACATACTCACTCGTTGAAGGTAAGATAAGAACTGGAACAGAGGTCGGCAAGTATGTATCGGGCGAGGTTTTGACCGATGAGACATACCAGTGTGCAATCATACCTTTCGAGGCTGGAATGAGAGCCACCATCAGAAAGGTTTTAGGCAAGGGGCAATTCCGTACATGGGCAATACTCGACACCAACAAGAACGTTATTAGCCTTGCAGATGATGCCGGAAAGACAGAAAAAGAAACTTATCCGGTATTGCCGGCTCCAGATCCTATGCTCGGAATGTTCGTGAGTGCAGGAGCGTGCATCGCCAATCTCGAAACGAGCGTTGCCATGGAGACAATATCCATCAGGGTTCGGGCAGAGAAGGCTGGCTCTGTCGAATACGGAGCACTTGATACGAAGACCGGAGAGACAACACCATGGGGAACGCATGAGGTTGCAGCCGGAGAAACAGAAATTAATGTTGTAAAGAGCAAGCCTTCCGGTCTCCTCGTATACATCAAGCCTTCGGTAGATAAGATGATAAGTATGGCGATAAGCACGGTTGTGGCGGCTTATTATCTCTCGGGCGGTAAGTTATCCCAAGTGCAGGCAGGTGGAGCGTACAGCGTTAAATATACGAGCGAGAGCATGCCCATCGATGTAGACCTGCAAGCACCTGCAACAGCGGAATGGCTTATCATCAACGCCATCAAAGCATACAGCACTGGCACGACTATTCTCGTTAAGAGTAAAAGCGAGACGGAGAGCAATGCGAGAGCGAGCACTGGCACGTTTGATGGAAGCGGCTCTTTTGGTGGAGGTGGCTCTTTTGGTAGTTCCTGGAGCAATGGAACAATCCAGCCAAGCGTCACGGCAAAGTATATCCTAGACTTAATCACGGCAAAGACTGGTGTGGCATTCGGATGGAGCAATCAAGCGAAAGAAATCATAAAGGGACTTGCTGTACCGTTGATTACAAGGAAGGCAGATGCGCAGACGGTTGTAGGCAGCTTTGAGGGCACATTTTTCCAAACAGATAGTCTCGGTATTCTCGACTTCCAACCAACGAGCCTATCGGAGGTATTCGATGGGCTGGAGATTGGGCACAGATACAGCCAGATGAATGTTAAGATTGCCTGCAAGATGATTTTTGATGTTCAGATGAACTGGTCGTGGAACGCATCGAAGGTTACACCTAGTGGGCACAAATCATGGAGTTTTGGAGAGGGGAGTACTGAGTGGCAGGCATTCTACTCGTATCCACCGAATTACATAGAAATGAAGGTTAAGCACAAAAACGATGACGGAACTTGGACGGAAACTCCATATATTGCAGGGTTGCAGCAGGATGAGACTTCTGGAAAATATGTGACCGATTATGAATCGGATAAGGTAAACGGCAGATTCATACACCTTGTAGCAGGACGAGGGGAGATAGATTTGGAAGAGGGCGACATCGTAACCTTCGAAATGAAGCACCCGAAAAACCAGGCATTAATTGGATTGAAGTGTTACAACGGACGGTTGACTGCCAGCATCAAGCAGAGCGATGAAGTACCCTACGGAGGTAATTTCCCTATCGGCAAGAACCTGCCCGACATCAAGGTAACGGACTTCTTGAAGTGTATCTGCATTCTGACATCAACGTTTCCAAGCCAGCGGTTTATTGGTGGAACACTTACGTTTGCCGACATCGTGAACCTTTGGGAAGCCAAGGCGCAAGCGGTGGACTGGACGAAGAAGCTCATCCCGAGCGAAGCCAGCAACCATCCAAGGCAGACCGATTTCAGCGTAGAGGACTACTGTCAGCACAATATCTACAAGTGGAAGGAAGACGACACCGTATACCAGCAGCACGATGCGGATATGACTATAGACAACAAGACGCTGGAGTATACGCAAGACGTCTGTACGCTACCATTTGCAGCCACGGACGGAAACCGCATACCGATATACGAATGGGAAAGCAAGCAATCCACGTTTAACAACACAACGTACACCAGACAAGTCGCAACGAAATACAAGGCATGTAAAGACCGAATAGTGAACCTGACGAAGAACGATGCCGGCTATGCGGAATTGGCTTTCAACATCGACCTTCAGGACATCTTCGACAACAAGCTGGAAAAGTTGAGAAAGACGGTAGCGAACCCACACCACATTGTGGAGCGGTTCAACCTTTCCGATTTGGAGATACTGAACTTTGATGAGACGAAGCCAGTGTACCTTGCCCAGTATGGAGCGTATTTTGCGGTTCTCGAAATCAAGACAACAAACAGCGGATATTGCGAGGTTACAATGATAGAGTTGAACAACTAAAAAGAAAGAACTATGGTAAGTGAAGACAAACAGCAGATTCTTGACATCAAGGTCAAGTACGAGGATGCAATCTATGGCATCATCAGATACAAAGAGAAGATAGACCAGCTAAAGGCAAGCATCAAGGACTTGCAGCAGCAGGAAAAAGACAAGACCATCACGACCAACGAGATGAAGGTGCAGACGGAAGCCATCAACGCAACCATCAAAGAGTACCAGTACAACGTGCGAGCCTTGCAGAAGGAGATCCAGAACAACGTGCGCACAGAGAACGAGCAGGAGGGCAGCTTGAAGCAGCTGCGTGCCCAGCTTTCCAATGCCACCAAGGCTTACGATGAGATGAGCCGTGCCGAGCGTGATAGTTCCAAGGGTCAGGAGATGCAGGAGCATATCCAAGACTTGATAGAGGAGCTGAAAGAGGCTGAGGAGGCTACTGGAAGATTTCAGCGCAGTGTCGGCAGCTATTACGATTCCATGATGAAGGCGGCTGACGACCTACAGAACACCGAGTTTTTCGGTTTTGATGTTGTTAATGATACTGGAATCGGAAAGGTTATGGAAATGGGAAAGTCCGTGGAAGACCTAAGGGTAAAGTTTGGTGCGTTGAAAAATACGGCTCTTTCCTTATTGACCAACCCTTATTTCCTCGCCATGGCAGGTGTGGCTGGTGTCGGAATGGCTTTCAAATGGTTCTATGACTACAACAAGGGCATAGAGGAAGCCACACGCAAGACCATGCAGTTCACTGGGCTTTTCGGTGACGAAATGAAATCAGTGAGAAATCAAGCCTTGGCAATCAGCGAGACGTTTGGCGTGGATTTTGGCGAAACCTTGCAATCCGCAAATGTAATGAGCAAGCAGTTTGGCATCAGTGTATCAGAATCGCTAAAGCTCTTGCAAGATGGCTTTGTGGCTGGTGCGAATGCTAGTGATGGGTTCCTAGAGAACGTGAAGGAATACCCAACGTACCTGAAGGAGGCTGGATTGAATGCGGAGCAATTCGTGGCAATTTCAACCAACGCCACCAAGCAGGGAATATTCTCTGATAAGGGTCTTGACACCATCAAGGAGGGTAATCTTAGACTTCGAGAGATGACTACCGCAACAGCAGCCGCATTGGATGGCATAGGTATATCAAGCAAGAAAGTTCAGAAAGAACTGCAAAACGGTAGCAAGACCACATTCGACATCATGCAGGAGGTCGGTAACAAGCTAAAGGAGTTCCCTGCTTCATCAGCCAAGGTAGGAACAGCCATCGCAGATATATTTGGAGGTCCTGGCGAGGATGCAGGACTAAAGTACATCGAGACCCTCGGAGACATTGAGATGAACATGGATAAGGTCAAGGAACAATCCGGTGATGTTGCCAAGGCTCAGGAAAAGCAGGTGGAAGCCAACAAGCGTTTGAAGGATACCGCAAGTGCACTCTTTGACGTTACTGGTGGCGGCTTTGAAATGATGAAGGCTCAGGCGGCAACATTCGTAAGCAACCATCTAACGAAACTATTGAGGGCTATCATCAACCTCTATAACCAAAGCGTGGCATTTAGGGGATTGATTCAGTTGATAGGCTTTGCGTTTAAGTCTGTCGGGCAGGTTGCCTTGCTTGCCTTCAACATTATCATAGATGCCATTAAGCTTGTTGCAAGACCAGTGAGGGGACTGTTGCAGATGTTTGAGGGCTTTTTCTCCTTTGACGTGAATAAGATGCGAGACGGCTTCAACTCCATCTTTTCGGGTCTTGGCAATACCGTGAAGGAGGCTTGGGGAGACTTGAAGAAATTCGGCAGCGGAATGGCTGATGCTATCGTGGGTGGCATGAAGAATACTTTTAACCATGCTAACATCAAGATACCAGTCAGCGCAGATGCGCCATCCATGGCGACCGCCACAACCGACAATACAAAGCTCAAGGACGGCACTAATATCGCCAGCACTACCCCTAAGACCAAGAAGGAGAAGGCAGCAGCCGACAAGGCGGCAAAGGAGGAAGCCGAGCGCAGGAAGAAGCAGGAAAAGGAATTGCAGGAAGCGATTGCGCTTATCCAGTACAAGTACAACGAGCAAGTAATGGACGCAAAGAAGCGATACCTCGCAGGCATGTACGACAACGAGCGAGACTATAGCAACGACCTCGAACAGCTTGAGAAGAACATGGTAGCGAGGAGCATTGACGCATACGTGGCGGCAGGGCAAATCGGAGCGGAAAAGGCGCAGGAAATGCAGGCAAAACTTCTCGACATCATGATTAAGTCGAAAGCGGACTTGAAGAATCAAGCCAAGGAGATTGTGGACGAACTCAACAAGGAGTTCGAGGACGCAGAGAAGGCACGCAAGGATGCGGACATCATGAATGGTGGCACTGGAGAGGAAGACGATGCAGCCAAGCTGGAGAGATACAAGGCTTTCCTTCAGAGCAAGATGGACGCATACAAGGACTATGCAGCCGTGCAGAATCAGCTGCAGAAGGATTTGAGCGATGCTAACGTGGAAATACAAAAGAATGAGAATGATAAAAAGAAGCAGTTGACAGAAGAACAACTTCAAAACATGAAAAACTATATTTTGGCAGTTGGGGATGCTTTTGTCGATTTCTTTAATAGTGAAGATAAATCTTTTCATTCTTTTCTGAAATCTTTACTTAGCTCTTTGCTGGATGCCGTAGAGATAGCCATGGAGGCACAATACATTGAAATCCTAGGAAGAGGCTTAGTTAAACTCGGATGGGCAGGCGTGGCAGACGCAGCAGCGAAACTTGCATTGCTTAAGGCAGCGTTTGCAGCGGCAAAAGCACTCGTCAAGGGCTTTTCCACTGGTGGCTACGTCCAAGGCTCGGGCACTGGAACCAGCGACAGCATCCCGGCAAGGCTCTCAAATGGCGAGAGCGTAATGACCGCCAAGGCGACTTCGATGTTCAGCCCTATATTATCCGCATTCAACCAGCTAGGCGGTGGTGTTCCTATCGTAGCCAACAACGGAGGCAGCAACATCGGCATGGATATGCTGGCGGCAGCTGTAGCTAGAGGGTATCAGATGGCTCCACAGCCAGTAGTGAGCGTGGAAGAGATAAACCGCACCCAGCGGAGAGTGCAGACTATAGAGAATATCGGCAGGTTCTAAGGTTGCAGTTATTTCATCAAGATTTGCGTTCTGAGCGGTTTTCGCTTGAAGGTGGTAAAGTTACACACCCAAGATGATAAAAGCCGCTTAGAGCGCAAAATTTTGGCTTGTTTAGAAAAATTAACTGCTTACGAGATAAACATATTGAAAAATATCGTATCTTTGCAGCGTTTTAAAACTTAAAAAATCACGATTCAATGGCAAAACTCAGAATATACAACGACATCGACAGCCAAGACAACAAGTTCTGGTATCAATGGTGGGGAGGTGATTGCGTGTGTTTCCAAGACATAGATGCTTTTGCAGCAAGCATACCGAAAGACGATGATACAATCGATATGCGCATCTTCTGCAATGGCGGCTCTGTTGTCGAAGGTTGGGCGATATACGACCGACTGCGGCAGAGCGGCAAGAAGATTTCCTGCACCGTTGAGGGCAAGGCAGCATCCATGGCAACAATCATCATGCTCGCAGCACCAAAGGAGAGCCGCAAGGCATACGAGAACGCTGCCTTCCTCCTGCACAACCCTTGGGTTCCCGGCTGGGGGTTGGGCGACCAGCTGAACGCAAAGGACTTGAAGAACCTGGGCGAGGAAATGCAGATGTGGCAGGATAAGATGGTGGACGCATACGTAGAGCGGTGCGAGTGCGACCGGGAAGAGATACAAGCCTTGATGGATAAGGACATCTTCATCAACACCAGCGAGGCTTTGCGCCTAGGTCTTATCAGCAGCACCATTGTACCACTCAGCGCAAGCGCATCAAAACGCAACATAGAAAATTTTATTAATTCAAAACAACAAAATCCAAAAGCAATGGAGAAAAAGACAGAAGTAAAGGCTTCTCTCCTCGACAAGATTCTCGCCAAGTTGGGCGTGAAGACACTGGAGGAAGCAGAGCAGGCGGTGGCAGAGCCACAAGCCAAGGCAGAGCCAAAGGCGATGGAACTCAACACAGCAGACGGACAGACACTGACCGTTGAGCGTGAAGAGGGAGATCCACAAGTTGGCGACAAGGCAAGTCCGGACGGAACATTCGAGATGCCGGACGGTAAGACAATTGTTGTCGAGGACGGTGTAATTACCGACATTCAGACCGCAGGCAATGAAGGCAATGAGGGCAATGAAGGCGGTGAAGGCGGCAGCGCATCAAGCACCGACGACACCTTAGCCAAGTTGAAGCAGCAGGTAGCAGCACTCAAACAGCAGTTGAACGACACCAAGGCACAGCTGGCAGGCGCACAGAAACTCGCAAAGAGCAAGGAAGACATGCGCATCCTGAATGCCGTGAAGATGGCAGGCGGTGCTGAGAAGGTGTTGGCAGGCTACAGCAGCCACTACCAGCCAGCGCAGCGACAGCCAAGCGGCAAGGGCGCAGGCGACAACGTGAACGCTGTCGAGGAAGGCAAGAACGCCATCAAGGAGAGACTTGCCAAGCTCCACAAAAAGGGCAAGAAATAATCAAGTATTAACCCATTAAATCAAAAGAAAATAATGGCAGGATTTACAAAACAGCAGCTTGAGAACCTTAAACTCGAGCCAGAAAACCTCGCAAGCATCAAGGATGCCGTGCAGGAAACCTTCTACAACGATGAAGATTTCTCTTCATTCGTGAACATTCAGAAGGTCAAAGAGAAAGACCCTATCGCTCTTCTCGGAGAGATGGAAATGGTCGGTAAGAAGGGGGGCGGTTGCGACCCTACCTATGAGGAGAAGGGTATCGCAAATTCTCAGAAGCGTTGGGAACTCGGACAGTGGGAGATTCCTATTAAGATTTGCTACGAGGCATTGAAGGGAACCATCGCTGAGTATTCATTGAAGACTGGTACAGCCATTGGCGACCTCACCAGCACCGACTTTATGACAATCTATGCAGATGCACTCCAGCGAGCCATGGAGCAGATGATTTGGCGTTTCGGCTGGCTTGGCGACAAGGAAGCAGCACTGGCAAGTGAAGAAGGTGGCGGTGGCGGCAAGCTGACGGCAGGCTTAGATGTCAGTAATTTCAACGTCTGCGATGGTCTGTTCAAGCGCATCTTTACAGCCACAGCGACAAAGAACCATACCACCATCGCAGCCAACAGCGAGACCACGGCAGCATTGCAGATTTCTGCATTGCGCAAGAGTGGTGCGGCTACTACACTTGTAGACACCATTTTGATGGATGCAGACACACGTATCGTTGACGACAGCGATGCCGTATTGCTCATGACACGCTCGCTTGCTGACGCATTGACCTACGACCTCAAGAAGACCTACCACGACATTATGCCATGGGAGAAGTTGTTCGATGGCTTCGAAGTAGCGACCTACAACGGAGTGAAGATTGCACGTGTCGGCATCTGGGACAGAATGATTAAAGCATACGAGAAGGGCGCAACGACAGTCAACCTTCCACACCGTGCGGTATTCTGCAACCCTAAGCACCTTATGATTGGTACAGACGCAGACAATCTCATCAGCGACCTCGACATCTGGTTCGACCAGAAGGAGCGCAGAAACTATCTCTATGCTACTGGTAAGATTGGCACGGCTCTCCTCGAAGAGGACATGATCCATGCAGCTTACTAATCGCTCCTAATTTTCAGTTTAGTATTAAGTTATTTTTGACAGTCCTCAACACCCACAAAACGGTGTTGGGGATATAACAATTAAAAACGAATTAATATGGCAACAACTTGCGAGAGCCTTATCGCCCAGGACATCATCATCCCTTGCGAAGACCAAGTTACAAAGGGACTGGAGGGCGATGGACTTATCATCAACCGAGACGACATAGACTTCACCAAGTCTGCTGTCGTTGGTAATACAATTAGCACATTAGTCTTGAAGACTGGCAAGAAGGCATACGCCATCCGGCAGGAAGGCAGCAAGCCATTTACTGGAACCAAGACCGAGTTGACCGTTGGCACGTATCGCAACAGCTGGAAGAACACCGTAGCAGTCGTGGTATTGGCTAACACACCTGACGTTTGCGCAAATATCATTGACGGACTGGCGAACGGTAAGTTCGTTATCATCCTGCGCAACCTCTCAAAGGGAGCGGACGGAAAGGCAGAGTACCAAGTATTCGGATATGCGCAGGCTTTGAAGGCAAGCGCAGGCGAGAACGACAAGTACTCTAACGACACCGAGGGTGGCTGGCTTATCACGCTGGAAGAGGAGAGCGTACCAAAGGCAGCTTATTTCTTCTTCGACACAGACAGCGAGACAACAGCAGCCAAGTACGCCAGTCTGACAACAGCAGCCGTAGGAGGTTAAGCCATGACCTACGAGGAAGCAACAGCCAAGGTCGAGGAGTTGAAGGCACGTTTCGACAGTCCCTTTGATGCAACCGACAAGGCAGTAATCGAAACTCTATATTTCGAGGTAACACGCAAGCGTTTCGTTCCGACAACCTGCCAGCAGTGTTACCACGATGCTCTGATAGAAATATATCTAAAACTCAAAAAAGAAAAGGCAATGCCAAAAACATGTAATTACGCAATGAAGGCAGGTTTCATCATTTCCTGCCCGGACTTCTACCATGGTAAGATTTTCACCAATGAGAACCTGACCGACAAGGTAGCGCATGAATATCTGACGAAGTACCCACACATGGAAAGCTACTTTCAGAAGATACCCAGTGATGAACTCATCGAGAACAAGCAGCAGCCAGAAGGCAGCGACAGCGGTGCAGATGATACCACCGGGAAAGATCCTGCCGAAAAAGCAGCAGGCAGCGACAAGAAAAAAGACCTCGACCCAGCCGAGAAAGCAGGAAAGGAAGAGTAACAAAAAAACAAGCAAAACGACACAAGCAATATGAACGTTAAGACAGTTAAGAAGCCAAGGCGAAGGGTTGATATTTCCTACATCAGCCGATTCAAGATGCAGGCATACGGATATGATAATCTTTATCCGCAGAACCTCGCACGCATCACGGAAGCCAGCGGAACGGCAATGCTGTGCCTTAACCGCTACGCCCGATTTATTGAGGGTTACGGCTTCGATAGCGATGTTATCGCAGCGTTAGCGATGAACCAGCTAGGGGATACGGCAGACGATTTGCTTCGGAACGTAGCGCAAGACCTTGCGAGGTTTGGAGGCTTCGCCCTTCACGTAAACTACAACGTTATAGGGCAGGTGTCGAGCGTGAGCCACGTACCCTTTGAAAATTGCCGCCTTGAAGAGACGGACGACAAGGGGAGCGTGGCGCACGTCTTGCTGCATCCAGACTGGGAGCAGAAGAAAACGAGGAACGGAAAGCGGTTGATGGTGAACGACAAGACTATTGAACGCATCAACATTTTCAATCCCGACCCCGACATCGTTCTTGAACAGATTGAGAACGCTGGCGGCATCGACAGCTACAAGGGGCAGATTCTGTGGCAGAGCCTAGACGGACAGTTTATTTATCCTACAGCCAGCTATGATTCAGCCATCACGGAGATTTCGACCGATGAGGGACTGGGCAACGTCAAGATGCGAAACGTCCGCAACAACTTCCTCGTATCGTGTATGCTTGTAACAAAAAAAGGCGTTCCGAAGTTCAACGAGGAAGGCGAAGAGGTGGAGAGCGGACAGATGATTTCCGATGAAGACCTTTTGCAGTTCCAAGGGGACGAGAACACAGCGAAGATTCTCGCTGTCGAGGTTGAGAACGAGGAAGACGAACCAAAGGTTGTGGCTTTCCCTACGAAGAACTTCGACAAGGAGTTTTCCGTGACAGACAGCAGCGTTATCGAACGCATCTACGCACAGTTTCACCAAGAACTCTTCTACTCCATCCGTATTGGCAAGCTGGGATTCAGCGGGCAAGTGATGCAGGACGCTTACGAATACTATGCAGGCGAAGTGACGACCGAGCAGCGATTCATCGAGCGAGCCTTCAAAAAGATTTTCGATAGCTGGCACGACCCAGCCATTCAGAACCTAGACCCCAAGCTACAGCCGCTAAAGTATATCAGCAGCGAGGTTGCAGGGAACAACACGATAGATGATTGAGCCTATGGGAGAACAAAGAAAACAACTTATTACGGTTGATCAGTTCCGAGAACTGGCACGACCGACCAGCACACACCTAGATGAGGATGAAGTGAACACATACATTCGGGAATGCGAAGATGCGAACATCATACCAGCCATCGGGTGGGAGCGGTTCAAGGCAGCGACCGAGCAGGGAGAGTGGGACGATTCAGTCTTGCCCGATTTCAAGCCTGCAACTTTCCTGGACGGTGGCGAATACACCACCAAGAAGGAGGGCGATTGCAGCCAAGACGAAACCAAGGTGCAGAAGTACACCAGCGGAATACGCAAAGCACTCGCTTATTTCACGTATGCGAGACTTTTTCGTGCCGATGGCACAATTATAAGCCGAGCAGGTGGAATGCGCCACAGAGACGATTATTCAGACCATGTTCAAGACGTATCGAGCAACAAGCAGTACAACGACATATTGGATATGGCAGAAAGATATTTATCAGATGCACTCGAATACCTCAAGGCATTCACCCCGAAAGGAGAAGTGAAGCCACAGCGAGGAACGAGGGCACACATTCACGCAATAGGAGATTAATATATGGCAACAATAAACGAAATTAAACAGCAGGCGGCTGCGGTTAAGAACGCTACGCAGGTGGGCGAGAACACAGCCGAGAGGGTAGGCGGTGCTCTCGCTGGACTTGCGGATATTGCAGACAAGGTTTCCATCAAGGACGAGGAAGGAGCCTTGGTAGAAACTCCTTTCTGCTATATTCAGAACGAAGAGTACATCTTTGCCAAGGTAGATGCAGAAGAGAAGTTTCTCTTCGGTATTCATTGGGATGGCACTCCTGAGTTTTGCAAGACAAGTGCTGTAGAGGATAGATTGCAGTCACAAGTAACTCTTCTTGCAGAGAAAGTAGCAACCATCATGGGTGATGAGGACGCAACTAATATCATTGATACCATGAATGAGTTGAAGAAGTTCTTCGCAAAAATAGAGAATACAGAGACCCTTACTTCCATCTTGGCTAATCTTGATAAGACAACTATTAAGGATGAGGAAGGTAATGTTCAGAATACTCCATTCAGGGCAATCGAGAGTCCAGAATATCTGGCTATTGAAACTGATGCAGAAGATAAGGTACTGGCTGCTACTTATCCTGATGGTAGTCACTATGCACATAACATGAGGTCAGAAACTATTGATGCTTTAGAGAATAAGGTTTCAAAGATTAACGATGATACAAAATCATTAAATGATAATGTTCAGAATATTAGTCAGAAAATAGAAACTATTTCTGGCGTAGATGTGTATAGTAGGAATGCTAATAATATACCTCTATTGCAAAGTGCTTGTAGATACAATAATGGAAAGAAAGATTTTCTTATGTGTATAATAGCTGATTCACATTCTGAAGAACAAGCCGTTCAAAATGCTGTAGCTTTAACAAATAAGATTGATGTCATTGATGCAATTATACATTGCGGAGATATTACAGCCAGTCATTTTGATAAAACACAGATTCTCAATTTCTATAATGATTATAAGCATTGCGAAAAACCATGGCTAGTTGTCATAGGTAATCACGATGTTGGTAACACTATGTATCTTCAATATAGTGCAACTCATGAGGAGATATTTCAATATTATATTAAGCCTATGATAGATGGAGGTATTCTTAATAATGGTGAATACCAAGAAGGAAAGCCGTACTATTTCCATGATTTTACTGATAGAAAAATTAGGGTAATAGTTCCTTATGAATATGACAATCCTCTGGATGTGGCAGATAATGAATATTGGGATAGCATTGATTACGATGGTTCTTTGCCTCAATTAGTGCCAGGCAAAACTTATAGTGTGGGAGATAAGGTTAATTCTGGCGGTTACAAAGATAATTCATTTATATGCAAAAAAGAGGTAGTAACAATCAACAGCCAGTACGACAATAATTATACTATCCCATACTACAAATCAGGTAGAGCTGCAAGAGTTATAAGTAAGGAACAAGCAGAGTGGTTAGTTAACACCCTGAAATCGACACCTGATGAATATGGTGTAATTATTGCAACGCACAATCCTGCAATGTTAAACAGCACCAACCAAATCAATTCAAAATTTGCTGTAAATACTGCTTATAAAGGTGTTACCCAAGGTCAATATGCAATGGAGACAGATTTAATATCTGAAATCGTAAATGCCTTTATTAAAAAGATACAACTATCTTTAAAGGTTGTTATGAAAAGTGCAAATTGGTATAAGGCAGACGCAAGTTACATGAATATTCTTGGTGATATAGGAGAAAAATATGCTTATCAAATAGAAGCAGATTTTTCACATATTCAGAATTGTTATTTTGCATGTTATGTAGGAGGACATTCTCATAAAGATTTAGTATTCAAGCATGACACGTATGAATCACAATATGGAATAAATCCTGTATGTGCTTCAACTAATAGCGGAAACAGAGGACAAGCAGATATTGTAAACATAAACGTTGATTCGCTGAACTATGATGCGCTAACTTGTATTTCTGTGTCAAAAGGTAGGATTGCCTTGTCAAGGCTTGGAAATCAACTGTCTGTCAATGGTAAACATAGAGATATTGAAATTATTAATATTTAAAATTATTATATTATGAATAAATGTTTTAAAACAAAGCTTAACGGAGTGGTAAATAACCCTTCTATCTGTAAGCTAGGAGAATTAAGATTGCCTTGTGTAGGTAAACTTAACTCCCCTGCAACTATTAATGGAAGCTGGAATAGTGTTGTCTATTTCCAAAAAGAGAATTTTGTTGCAGAGATAATTAGCTCAGACAATGTTACATTCACAGATGGTACTACTACATTAGAAGGTTCTACAGAAAGGATAGTGTCAAAAGATATTCTGAGTAACAAAAAATTCGTTCTCAGTTTATATCCAAAGTACGGAATAAAAGCACTAAATTTTACTACGGATGCAAAATCAAATATAGCAATAGAGTCAGAATTCAATATTGGTAAGTTGGGTGCTCTTCCTAACTTAGTCTATTTACATATAGAAAATGGTTATAACGGAAACATTGATTATGCTTTGAAGAATGCTAAAAGACTTTCTAGCTTGTATATTACTGGTGAGGTTGAATTTTCTATTTCTTCTATTTCGACTGTTTTAGCTTCATTACAATTACTAAATGCTGGTAGAGTAAAAGGTACAATAGCAGAAGTTGCTAAAATTGTCAATATAAAAGATTGGGGACAGATCATAAACCAATCTTCAATAGAAGGTGATTTGGCAGACGTACCTGCTAATGTTTTTTACATCAATTTACCAAATAAGGGTGTAACTTGGACAAAAGGGAAAAGAAATTCTGGAAGTATTCTAGCCATAAACGCAGAGCAATCAAATACTAGGCAACATTTTGTTTCACACGAAGATGTGGACAATATGTTTGTTGACCAATCAACTTGTACATTAGATACAAATCCTGGCAATGATACACATAATGGTTCTATTTTAAAAATTAAGGTAAACTGCCCAAATAATTATACTCCATCAAGTGAAGCCCAAGCTGCGATAAGAACTCTTTATGGTAAAGGATTAACAAGTATCATTGTAAATGGTAAAGAAATGGATGCATATAAGTAGAACTATAAAAAGCTGACTTTGCAGATTTAAAAATAAGACGACATGAAGAAGAAACAATTACATGAAGCACTGGCAGTGCTTCTTACCAAACTATCATCGGCAAGGGACAATCCATTGCTGATGGATAACTACGCTGTAAAAGCCTTGCGCACGGTTCTTTTGGATTTTAAGGAATCGGGCGAGCTTCACGAAGCATACAAGGAACAGATACAATCCACGCTGGAGAGTGACAACCCCTGGGTAGCTATGATGATGAAGTCAATTGGCGCAGATCCTTCTATTAAGAAGAGCATGACCGATGAAGCCATTGATGGAATGATTGATTCTATGTTGGGCAACGATTAAAACATTTTATTATGAATGACAAGGAGAAAGAACTATGGCGAGTTATAGACAACGTAATTAAGTGTTGCGCTATTGAACTGCCGGACGGAGAATTAAGTATTACAAGAGAAGACGTTCTCGGCAAGTCGAGAGCAGAAAACCTCGTAATGACACGATGTATGGTCGTTGAGCAGATGATACACGCAGGATTCAGCATAACGACCATTGCGACCGTATTAAACCGCACCGTTCCAGCAGTGAGGCATCTTTGCAAGATGGCTTACAGCTATATCAGCACGTCTCGAGTTTATCGACTTGCCACGGCACAAGCGACCCTTCTAAACAAGGACGTTGAGCCGATTTGTGTTTAATCAAGAAATAAAAAGAAAATAACCAAAAGCGTTCTTTGACAATAATTCGATAAATACCCCTGCACTAACTTTTTGGAGCGAGCCGAAAATCAGAGTAACTTTGCAGCGGATTCCAATATTTGGCTTCCACGACATAATTAACTCAAAATTTTATGGCAGACACAATCGAAAAAGTCTATTGCACTGGGGACGGTGGCAATGACAACCTAGCAGCAGCCTTGCTCGCTAGAGGTAGAGACAATGATCCAGCGACTATGCTGGCAGCAATGAACGGTGGTATGGGCAACTGGATGAATAACCCGTTTGCCTATATGATGATGATGGCTTGGATGCGAGACTGGAATAACCGTGGCGGCAATTTGCAGGACACGGAATTGCAGAATCAGATTGCGAGCCTTCGCACACAGATGCAGGACGGCAATAATACGGCTCTCTTGATGGACGCAGTGAAGGGCAACAACGTTGCTCTTGGTCAGCTGGCGCAGAATCTTAACTGCGATATGAACCAGCTGCAGAATGCAGTCTGTGGCGTGCAGGCAGCAATCCAAAATGTAGGCGGCAAGGTTGGTTTCAGCGCAGAGCGAGTAATCAACGCAGCGAACCTCGGAAACCTCAACATCATTCAGCAGTTGAAGGACTGTTGCTGCACCACGCAGCAGAGCATCAATCGTATGGGCTACGAGAACCAGTTGGGGCAGAAGGACATCATCAACGCAATGCAGCAGGGGTTCTGCTACACCAATACTGGGCTGGAGCGAGGTTTCAGTAACCTCGGCAACCTCATCCAGACGGTCGTTTGCGACTTGAAGAACTCGGGCAAGGACAACACCCAGCGCATCGTTGACGTTCTCAACAACCACTGGGAGCAAGACCTTCGCATCCAGCTGGAGGACAGCAAGCGCAGAGAGCAGACTGGTTTCATTATCCAGCAGCTGAAGACCACCACAACCACAACTGGAGCGTAGGCGGTCTAAACAAAATCTATCAAGGGGCAACTCGCTGTTCTATCAGTGAGACCCCTTTTTGTCTATTTATCGAATTATCTAAAAAGAGCGCATTATGGAATTTAAGAATATACAAAGAAATCACCCGGTCTATCTGCTAGACAAGCAGACGGTGGAAGTTAAGGAAGGCAAGGTCGTAGACAACCAGCCGCACATCAACACTGGCATCGCAACCATTTCCAGCAGCGGACAGCCAATGCGAGACGTAACAATCGAGGTTGAGGGAAAGCAGACAATCTACACTATCCCCGAACACCTGGGAGTAACCTTTGCAGGCGAAACCGTACTGGCAACCGACAAGGCAGACCTTTTGCCAGAAGTCGGGAAATTGGTAAATGAAGCCGATGAGATAATCAAGGCATACGAGCCAAGCAAGGAGCGGAAAGCCAAGGGCGAAGAACTTCTTGCAGCTTTGAACCCGGCAATCAAGGAGAAGCAGGAAACCGAAAAGCGTTTCAAGGCACTTGAGGGCGATATAAGCGGCATTCGTGGCATGGTTAAACAGTTACTCGACAAACTAGGATAGGAGGGCGCACAATGAAGAAAATAATCGTTATGCGCCATTCCTGCGATAGCGAGGAAGAGCGACACCAGCACCAAGAGAGCGACATCATCCACGGCTTACCATACGAGAAGGCAGCAAAGGCACTCATGGGAGCCAGTGGGTACGTGGCATACGTTGCCAAGCACGGCTACCATTTTACGAAGCAGCTAGCAATCAAGGCAAGCGAGCTGATGAAGAACGTAGACGGAACGAGCCATCGTTGGACGGTAGACGAAATCCGGCTTGCGACAAACAACGAGATAATCTCAAAGGGTACGACTCTCGGGGATATTCTCTATTTGGCTAATATGGCTTATGCGGACTTCTACCCGAAGGTAATCAAGACCGAGAGCGACTGCGTACAGTATGCTATTGCCGTAGCCAGTGATCCGGACGGATACGAGGGTATGGCATTCTGCAGGTGGACGGCAGACATCATCGGAAAGGGCGTTACCATCGACTGGGAGAAATTGGAATAACCAAAAAATAAATTGATATGAGCGAAGTATTTCACGATTTTCAGGTGCACCACCTTTATTTGTGCGCCCTAGTAATTTTTATCTGTTTTGCTACCATACTGGTTGCCATGACGATTGATTTAATCGCTGGAATCCAGAAGGCGAAGGAACTGCATGTTGCAAGAACTTCAACCGGATTGAAGAAGACGTGCGACAAGGCGAAGAAGTATTTCCCGACATTCGGTATTGCTTCGCTTATGGACGTGGCTACGTGTGTTATCTCTCCCTTTCCTCTGTTCGCCATCGCCTGGACGGTTTATCTGCTTTTGTGCGAGTTCAAAAGTATTAGAGAAAAAGCGTACGAGAAGGCTGAGATACGCAAGCAAGATCGCACGATGCAGGTGATACTCGAGAACAAGGACGAAATTGCGAAGGCAGTTGTCGAGATAATGAAGGAAGAGCGGAAGAAAGGAGGAGACAATGAGGATAACTAGAGCGCAACTTTTGAAGGTAATGCCGAATGCAGGCAGCAGGGCAGACACCTACCTTCTAATTATCAACGGATGGGCAGAGCATTTCCACATCAATACTCCTTTGCGTATGGCGCACTATCTCGCACAGATTGCCCACGAAAGCGGAGAGTTGAGATACACCAAAGAACTGGCAAGCGGCAGAGCCTACGAGGGCAGGAAAGACCTCGGAAACACCCAGCAGGGCGATGGCGTGAAGTATAAGGGCAGGGGATTGATACAGATTACCGGGCGAGCCAACTACCGGAAGTATGCTAATTATTGCGGCTTCGATGTTGTGGAAAGTCCCGAACTTCTGGAGCGTTCTCTTGGAGCAACGAAATCCTCGATGTGGGTATTCGACACCTTCGGCTGCAATGAGTTGGCAGACCAAGACAACTTGAAGGCTATCCGCAGGAAGATAAATGGCGGCTATAATGGACTGGCATCCTGCGAGAAGTATTTGAAGCGAGCCAAGGATGCCTTACAAATCGGGGTGCTTGCGTAATAAACACATCAATCTAAAGTTTATAAAGTATGGAAAATTCAAGAAAAGGGCGAAATTTGCGTTCTGTGGCGTTATTTCTCGCCATGCTTATAATTACCCCACTTTTGATTTTGGGCTGTTCCTGCGCTAAATCAGCCACAAATAACACAGTTTATCACGACAGCGCACACACCAGCGTAAGACGTGACAGCGTGAACCAGCGACAGATCCACTGGCAGGACACCCGGCAGCACGACAGCATAATCAAGCATGACAGCGTGCTGGTTTACATCAAGGGCGATACCATCATAAAGGAGCGGTGGCACAACCTTACGACCACCAGATGGAAGACATCAACCAAGACAGACACCATCGTGGGCGACATTTACAAATTCGTGACCGACACCGTAAAGGTAAAGTATTACGTGAACCGATACAAGACCAAGGAGGTAGAGAAGCCAGTGGGTACGTGGCATAAAATAAGATTATTCGCTGGCGATTGCGTATTGCTGTTCCTGGCAATCTTTGCAGTTTGCTGGATAAAGGAGCGCATCAAGAAGAGAGTTCAATAGGTTCAATCATAATATCAATTTTTAGAAGGGCAGGAAGCGCAGGAGAGCGTTTTTCTGCCCATTTTTTGTTCGAAGAACACTTTTCATTGAGAGAAAAGGGGTAGGGGATATGAGAGTTAGATTATATATTCATTCAAACTAAGGCGTGCAGGTTATTATTATATAGAGCGTGGAAAGCGTACCGAAAACAGCCGAAAGCGTACTGAAAACAGCCGAAAGCGTACTGAAAACGACCGAACACGACCGAAAATAGCCGTGCTTACGACATAAACAGCCAATAAAAGTTAAAATTTTAATATCTTTCGGGAAAAGTTTTGGTGGAACAGAAAAATATTAATATCTTTGCATCGTGTTTAGGAGATAAGCATAATAAACATTCAGTAACTAAGCCCTACGCAACACGGTTAAGCGAGAAGAAAATGAAAAAGTCAAATTCAAACATTTTAGAGTTCACTACAAAGTTCATCAACTCTAACTTCCGTATTAAGGTCTTCGGACGCACAGAGGATGGCAAGAAGATAAACACACTCGTAGGAGTAAGCGGAATCTTGAAGCTCATCGGAGCGGAACTTTTCAACAAGTTCGTCAAGCGAGCATTGAAGGCTGGTATGGACGCTTGCCGCTGCGCACTCAGAAGAGGATTGGTAGTAACATTGTATGCTAAGTAATCAAGGGAGGACAGAGAAATGGCAAGAGCAAAATATTACATCAAGAGACAGATGGAAGGAAAAGAAATCGATTAGGTGACAAACTTTACACGCAAGGACAAGGCAGAGCGATTCTTGAACAAGCTGTTCAGGGGACTAAAGAAAGCCGACAGACATTATCCATACTGGGTACGACAAGGTTATTTCAAGTCTGAATTTGTAGGCTTATGCGTGAATTTCAAAACAGAGTATTGGATTGAAAAGTATTAATCAGCAGGGCGTAAGCCCTGCACAATATATCAAGATATGAAACAATACATTTTGAACGGCAAAAATAGCCTTGGGCAAGTTGATAGTCACATCGAAGACTACAGAACCAAGGAGATAATGGAGGAAAGGTTTTCTCGAATTAAGAAAACCTTCAGGAACAACCCATTTGCAGAAATGATGGAAGAAGGAGACCGACACTTCAAGGTTAAAATGGGTGGAGTGACATACAAGTATTACATCACGGAACGAGAAATTTAAATTTGGCAAGATATGAAGGAATACGACAAGATACCAGCACAAGCAGTGGTTGAGGTAACGACCAGCTGGGGAAGAACCTGCCTGCGAGAGATAGGGCGAGACCTAAAGGAAGGCACGGTGCTCGATGGCTATTATTATCCGGTAAGCAAGGCTTTCGACTTTAATTGGAAGGGAGAGGGAGCAATGCTGTGGATCGGGGACAACGGAAGGCTTGTCAGTCTTGGAGAAGGGCAAAAGCATAAATACATGATGCTTGGTCGTATGCTATCCGATTGCAAGTACTTCCTTCGCAACCCATACGAGCGACACCTCTATTTCCCGAGCATCGCCCGGCATTGCAAGGAAATGCGCCAGTACTGGCTGGAGTTGAACATCAAGCCGGAGTGGTTATCTTATAAGCAGATTGGCAGGATTGAGCACAAGATGAACCGAATGAAAACGAAGTTGGACAGACAATTTAAAAAAGACAGATATGGAGAATAG